GGAGTCGGCGTATTGGACGAATTCGTCCAACTCTTTTTGCAAGAGCTCTTCATCTGGTTGGGGTTCAGACGATGAAGAGGAGCTTGAAGAGGAAGTGGCATGGAGCGCGTCACGGAGGACAGATTCGGCAAGAATCGCAGAAGATCGAATTGGTCGATCTCTACGAGCAAGTCGTTTCTGAGCAATGACGTCATTTGTTCGTTTCGCAGCATGGAGAGTATCTAAAATACTCTGCCATGACTGTTGAATCGAACGCATGATTTGGAAGATGTCACTTTCTTTTTTACGGAGAGTGGTGAATGTGGTGGTGTACATACGCGTTTGAGCGCGTGTCATACGTCCAGCAGTAGATTTATGGAGCTTATCTAAAGTGGATTGTAGGAATGAGTCGAATTGTTCAAAAGGAACGTAGATATCTGAGTGGGAAAGAAGATTTCTAAGTTCGGTTGAAGTAACAATTCTGGGCAAACCAGCAGCGCGAGCTGCTTGACAAGCGATGGACGTAGGAGTGCCATTGAAACATGAGCGGACGACACCAAGAGGCAGTTCTAGAGAGGAAGAAAGATCTGCATTGATGAAGTCCCAAATGTCGCAACGGATGCGAGGGCAGGCCCTGAACTTTTCAGTCCAGGCACCAGTAGTAATTGAATGAACAACAAAACCTTGAGCGTAGGTTATATCTTTCTTATCATTATCTGCTTCGATTTCTCGAGGAGTAGCAGATGTTAAGTAAGACGGAAGAAGGGGGGGATTGTTGAGCATTCCATTAAAAACTACAGCTTGGGGAAGCTGGGCTTGGACGGGACGAGTGAAGGGAGGGGGCGGGGGGGGAGGTTGGTAAGCAGGAGTGGGAATCATTTTATCTTGAATCCATCTACGCTTTGAAGCAAATGCAGGCAACATGCAAATTAATGCAATGAGAGAGTAAAAGACGAAAGCGAGGATGAGAAGAGGAGAGACTTTGAGGAACTTGATGGCAAGAACCGTCAAGACAAGAAAATGAATTGCTTTGGAGAGATGGAGCATTTCGAGAATACTTTGGGCGTGTACCATTTCTAAAATTTCTTTCATTCGGAC